TCTTCTACGCCCGCAACCTCGCGCACTACGAGCACTGGCGCACGAAGAGCTACGCCCAGCACAAGGCGCTGGGCAAGTTCTACGAGGACGTCGTCGAGGCGCTCGACGCGCTGGTCGAGGCACATCAGGGCCTGAACGGCCTGATCGGCAGCATCCCGGCCCCGGCCGACACCAAGAGCGACTGCCTGAAGACGCTCAAGGCCGACGCCGAGTGGATTGAAGCAAATCACGAAGACATCTGCGGGGGCAACCGTGCGGTCGCGAACCTCATCGACAACGTCACGGGCCTCTACCTCTCGACGATCTACAAGCTCGAAAACCTCAAGTGACGCGGCGATGAGCACCGAGATCCTCACCGTCAAGCTGGAGGCGCTGCACACCGACGTCTCCGAGATCAAGTCGGCCCTCGACAAGGTCTCCGAGGCGATCACGAAGCTGGCGCTCGTCGAGCAGCAGCAGAACCAGATCGCCTCGTCGCTGGAGCGCGCCTTCAAGGCCATCGGCAAGGTCGAGGACCGGCTGACGGCCCTTGAGCAGAACGCGCCGACGGTGACGGAGACGGCGAAGTGGATCGACCGTGGACTCGTCGCGCTGGCCGGCGCTGGCGCCGTTCTGATCGGGAAGACTTTCGGACTGGGTTGACGCCCGGCTTGCCGGCTGTGCAAGACGCCAATCCATGCTATAAGGGAGTGTCATGGCCACCACGATGACCTTCACGACGCTCCAGCAGGACGTGCGGCGCTACCTTGAGCGCGGCTCGTCCTTCGCGGCTGACCCTGTCGTATTCGAGCAGATTCCGCGCCTGATCAACCTCGCCGAGCGCCGCATCGCCCGCGAGCTGAAGATTCAAGGCTTCATCAACGTCGTCACCGGCACGTTGCAGAGCGGCGTGGCTGTGTACGACAAGCCCGACCGCTGGCGCGACACTGTCAGCATCAACATCGGCACGGGCGTGAACAACAACACGCGCAAGGTCCTCTTCGCGCGCGCCTACGAGTACCTGCTGAGCTACTGGCCGGATCGCACCGACACGGCGCAGCCCGAGTACTACAGCGAGTACGACTACGACCACTGGCTGATCGCTCCGACGCCCGACGCGGACTACCCGTTCGAGGTGCTGTACTACGAGCTGCCGCCGCTGCTCGACGACGCCGTCCAGACCAACTGGCTCACGGACTACGCGCCGCAGCTGCTCCTGTACGGCACGCTGCTCGAGGCGACGCCCTTCCTCAAGAACGACGAGCGCATCCCCGTCTGGCAGAACATGTACGACCGCGCCGCCGCGATGCTGAACGGTGAGGACCTCGCCAAGATCCTCGACCGCGCGTCGGTGCGCAAGGAGACGTGATGTACACCTTGTACAAAATCACATGCTCCGCCAACGGTAAGGCGTATGTCGGCTACACGTCGAAGACGGCGGAAGAGCGCTTTCGCGCGCACTTGCTCAACGCTAAGTGGAAGCGCCGAACAGCTTTGTACGATGCTATCCGCAAGTACGGACCGGAGGCGTTTTCAGTTGAAGTACTTCTGGCGTGCAAGGACCATGCTTCGGCGTGCGAGCACGAGGTGCGGCTTATCGCGGAGATGAACTGCTTGCTCCCCGCCGGCTATAACATGACACTGGGCGGTGACGGCGTTCCGCTCACTGAAGAGCAGCGCGCTGCCGCAAACGCCAAAAAGCGGGGCGTTTGCAGCCCGAAACAGCTCGCAGCAAACCAGCGCCGTAGGGGGCAGAAAGTCTCCGACGAGACCCGGGCTAAGCTCAGCGCTGCGCGCAAAGGGCGGAAACAAAGCGCGGAGCACGTCGCCAAACGCGCTGCGGCGTTCCGCAAAACCATCGAGGCGCAGATCGCAGCGGGAACGCGGTCTCCGCCCCCTGAGCGCAAACCGAAACGTATTACCGCTCCTAAATTGACGCGCCCTAAAGGCCCGCGCGTTTGGACTGCGGAAGACCGCGCTCGCGAACGCGAGAGGGCGCTTACGCAGTGGACGCCGGAAGCCCGGCAAGCTGCCCGAGAACGGGCAGCTAGACAGTGGACCGAAGAGGCCCGTAAAAAAGCCTCGGAGCAAAAGCGCGCCAGATATGCTAAGCAACGCGCGGAAAGGTTGGCCGCATGACTAGCACCTATACGGCTGTGTTTGGTGGCACGACGATCTACCCGTCGGACGTGTCGTATCTGGCGCTCGCCCTCACGGCCGACACGGCGCTGGAGTGGCCGCTGGAGAGCAACACGCTCCTGCGGCCGGCGGCGCGCATCATCGACGTGACGCCCACCGGTGCGTACTCCATCAACCTGCCGCCCGCCGACGAGACGGGCAACGGCCAGACCATCCTCTTCAACAACCTCGGCCCGTCGACGATCACCGTCAAGAACAGCGTGGGTGGCACGCTCCTGTCCATCGCGCAGGGCGAGCAGTGGCAGATCTACCTCGTAGACAACACCACCGCCGCCGGCACGTGGCGCACCTTCCGCTACGGCGCGGCCACGGCGCAGGCTCAGGCCTCGGCGCTGGCCGGCTACGGCCTGACGGCCACCGGCTCGACCCTGTCGCAGTCGGCGCCGGTCACGCTCTTCAACGCCAACTACACCGCCGGTGCCCCCGACCGCGCCAAGATGTTCGTCTGGACGGGCGGCCTTGGCACGCTGACGCTGCCGACGGCTGCGGGCGTGGGCAGCGACTGGTTCGTCGCCGTGCGCAATGGCGGCAGCGGCAACCTCGTCGTCGACCCGCAGGGCCTCGAGACGATCAATGGCGCGGCCAGCCTGACGCTCGCGCCGGGCGACAGCGCCACGGCTGTGACGGACGGCGTCAACTGGTACACGCTGGGCCTCGGCCAGAGCGCGGTGTTCGCCTTTGACTACACCTCGGTCAACATCGGCGGCCAGAGCGGCAACTACACGCTGACGGGCGCTGAGCTGAACCGCATCGCCTACGCCTTCACGGGCGCGCTGGCGGGCAACGTCGACATTGTCGTGCCCAAGACGACCCAGCAGTACTGGGTCTCGAACGAGACGACCGGTGCGTTCACCTTGCGCGTCAAGACCAACACCCAGTCGCCCGGCGTCCTCGTGACGCAGGGCGCTCGCGCCATCCTGTACTGCAACGGCAGCGACGTGGTGGACGCCGAGACGGGCGGCATCGCCACGCCGGTGGCCATCGCCGACGGCGGCACCGGTGCCACGACGGCGGGCGGCGCGCTGATCAATCTGGGCGGCACGGCGGTCGGCACGGCGCTCTTCACGGCCGCCACGACCAACGACGCGTGGACGGCGCTCGGCGTAGCCCCGGCCGGCACCGTGAACGGCGGCACGTTCTAAATGGCGTCTCGCGTCGTCCAGATCAGATCGCAGCCGGGCATCAAACGCGACGGCACCAAGTTCGAGGGCGACAACTACGTCGACGGGCAGTGGGTGCGCTTTCAGCGCGGGCTGCCGCGCAAGATCGGCGGCTACCGCGCCATCAGCAAGTACCTGCGCGAAGTCAGCCGCGCGATGCACGAGTTCACGCAGAACAGCCTGACGTACGTGCACAGCGGCTCGGCCAACCTGCTCGAGCGCTTCTACATCGACAACGGCTTCAACACGTCGGTCATCACGAACCGCACGCCGTCTACGCTGGCGACCGATCCGAACAACATGTGGCAGTTCGATGCCATCGCCGCGCCGGGCCTCGGCGGCATGCAGCTCGTGGCGCAGGTCGCGCCGAACCTCAACTGCATCTGCAACAGCCTCGGCGGGCAGCTCTTCTACGGCGACCTGTTCGGCACCGCGCCGCTGCAGCCGATCACCAACCTGCCCACCGGCTACAGCGTTACAGGCGGTGTGGCTGTGCTGCACCCGTACACGTTCATCTTCGGCAACGACGGCTACGTGGCGTGGTCCGTCGCCGGCGACCCTACCGATTTTACTAGCCTAGGCTCGGGCGCAGCCAACATCGCTTCGCAGAAGATCGTGCGCGGCGTGGCGCTGCGCGGCGGTCCGGGCAACTCGCCGTCCGGCCTGTTCTGGTCGGCCGACTCGCTGGTGCGTGCCTCGTTCGTCGGCGGCAACGCCGTGTTCCAGTTCGACACGATCAGCACGCAATCGTCGATCCTCGGCGCGAACACGGTCATCGAGTACGACGGCATCTTCTACTGGGTGGGCACCGACCGCTTTCTGATGTTCAACGGCGTCGTGCGCGAGGTGCCGAACCAGCTAAACCTGAACTACTTCTTCGACGGCCTCAACCAGTCGCAGCGCCAGAAGGTGTTCGCGATGAAGGTGCCGCGCTACGGCGAGATCTGGTGGTGCTATCCGCGCGGCGACGCCACGGAGCCGTCGCACGCCGTCATCTACAACATCCGCGAAAACACGTGGTACGACTGCGAGCTGCCCCACGGCGGCCGCTGCGCGGCCGTGTCGCCGACGGTGTTCCCGAAGCCGATCATGACCGGCATCGTGCCGAGCGTCGCGCCGGACGCCACGCGCGTCACCGAGGCGAGCGACACGCGCATCACAGAGACGGGCGGCGACGTGCGCGTCACCGAGGACAGCGGCGTGGACCAGTACCGCCTGTGGGTGCACGAGGTCGGCGTGGACGAGATCGACGGGCTGAACATTCAGCCCGTGCTGAGCTACTTCGAGACGGCCGACCTGTCGCTGCCGGTTACGGCGCAGGAGAACAAGGCGCTGCAGGTGCTCATGGTTGAGCCTGACTTCGTGCAGAGCGGTGACATGACAATGCGCGTGACGGGTCGCGCCAACGCCAAGGCGCCCGAGGTCACGACCGACGCGCACACGATCTACGAGACGCCGCCGACGCCGCAGGATCAGGTCGTGTACTTCAAGACGCAGCGCCGCGAACTGCGCTTCCGCTTCGAGAGCAACACGCTCGGGGGCGACTACCAGATGGGCTTGGTGCTGGCACACGTGCAGCCCGGCGACGGCACGGTCATCGGATGATCGACCCGCGCGGCATGGAATTGATCGATTGGGCTGATAGCGTTATATTGGCTGTTGGAGACGCATGGTCGTTTGGTCGGCTTAACGACGAGAACGACTGGCAGGATTGGGCGGTAGGATTTGTGCGCGCGTCCGACTTCACGCAGCGCGTCGTACCTGACCCGTATCAGTTCGATGACTGGCGCGAGTGGGCTATGCGGGCCTACCCGATGCTCGAAGGGACGGGTTGATGGCTGACGGCGAGTTTTCCGCGTTTCGTGGCGGCGAGTACACCGGGCGTATGGGCGCTGACGGCGAGCCTGAACGTTTTGCGGACGTGCGCGGCGGTGACCCCCGCCTGCAGCAGCAGCGCGAGCTGGAGCTGTACCAGCAGCGTCTGCAGTCGCCTGTCACCCTTAGTTCGTGGATGACCGGCGCAAACAAGGACGTGCGCGGCCTCGACCCGACCGGCCAGATTGCTCTCAACCCCGGCACGCGGTACCAGATCCGCGACTACACCGGCAACCGCAGCGGCGAAGTCATTGCCTCGGGCAGCACGCCCGAGGAGTTCCTGCGCATGCAGGACATCGCCCGAGGCCTCGCCAATCAGGGCCGCTTTGCGGATTACCGCATCGAGCAGGTGGGCGGCACGCCGGCCGGCGGCCTCGCCCAGTACACCGACCCGACGACCGGCGAGGCGGTGACGCTGCTCGGCGGCGACTTGTATAACAAGCCCGGCACTGCCGTCATCGCCGACATCGCGAAGATCGCTGCGCCCATCGC